CAACAATGTTGGTCGATTTATTTGCTAGAGGATTAACATATTTCATCAAATCGGCAGACTGCGGCATGCGTAATGACTTGCAAGATGTAATATCATCAATATTGCTTATCTGGTATGCCACTAGTGGGTCGATTATTTCCACCGTCCCGAGCACTAATTGAAAAGCGTCGGCGTCTATGTGATCTTTAATGTGTTTAATCCCCAAGATGGACGCCAGCAAGTCGCCCAGATAAAAATAATGTATGTCGATATGATCAGACGGTGTCGCATCTTTAATACTATTCAAACTCCTACCTATTTTATTAAGATTCTTATTACTTAAAGTGTTGTTTGGATTATTATCGTCGAGAAGCTTATAGAGAGAAGTGTGTTCCGAGGAGGAGCCAGCCGTATTGATTGTAAACCCAGCCTGCTTGGGCGATTTAGACTGTCTCCTCTTGGCTCTTTTGGCGCGCTGTGCTGGTGTCAAATCACGCCAATTAGGAAGCAACAATTCTTTCATCGGAACCCGTATACTGTTAATAGTACCATTACGATATAAATATTTTAAAACACGCCTATATTTGCGAAGCCTATCTTCTCGCTCAAGGGCTAGTTGTTGTTTGTGATATTTTTCCAATTCTTTTTTTAAATGTTTGGACATCGACTTGCCATCTTTTTCGTAATCTTCTTGTAGGTTGCGGGCCCTCTGATTGCTTTTAAAAATATCCTCTAATGCCTTTTCATCTGCAAAAATGTCGGTAAACCCAGAGCGCATAATTCCCGTCAAAGCAGCCTGATATTCAACCGTTAGCTTGACGGTGCCGTCTTGTTGAAAATCCATATTGTGGCGGGCCAACTGTAAAAACAGAGTAGTCCTCTGTTTTTCTATTGCCTCTCTAATGCCCTGAGCGTTTAATTCTCCTGGAATGTTTTCTAGTCCATCTGGTACTGACCATCCCACAACAATTTTAATCCGATAAAGGGCGCCTTCATATATTCTACTAGCTTCATCACAAGCGCCGGGGGCTTTTGTTTTAGATTCCGGACTCACGTCACGTAAAATTTTAGATTGTGTTTCGGGAGCGATGATTAGGTCCAAAAAGCCCGGGTCTGCTAAGCCAGCTTGGGCTTCTTGTAGGGCGTCGGTGCCTTGAGACGGATCTATGTTATATCTAAATAAATCATATACACTCTGAAAGTGTACCTGTAAAGTGGCAGTAATATTATTATCTACTTCTTCTGGCTGTACACCTTCTAGTTTCCATTCAAAACTTTTCACGCCGGCGCCGGCCTGACGGGATTCTCTGCTTAAATATATATTATCGATATCATCTCTACTAGTAAAACTTTCAAAAGGCATCTCTTGTTCGCCTATTACTTCTAACGGGTTATCTTTATCATATAAAACACGATAAAGCTTCATATAGGGTACCATCAAGGCGTAGACTTCAGGGGGTAAATTTAGTAGTTCCATGGCGCTAAAATCTTCTTCATCGCCGTGATGGAGCGCAGACACTATATTACCCGGGGCGCCATCTAGAATTCCAAAATTACCATACTGGCGCGCACCCGCGGCTGATGAGATTCTTTTTATATTTTCTATCAGGAAGCACTGTTGGTCCCAAATGGACGCAGACTCAATTTTTTTGGTGCGTATTACGGGCTGGCGGGTTCTTGACTTGACTCTCTTAAATTCCCTAGGCTTAACTCCCAAGGGGCCACCAAGAGTGTCAACCGCGTCCCGGAGCGCGCGATCTCGCTTGGATGCTTCCATCACCAAGGGGCGAACAAGTCTAATCTCATCATCAGTGACTGAAATACTCGATAAAACCGCTCCTTTAAGGGGGGCGATACCGCTGGACTGGTTGTTATTTATGTCTACAGTTGCTAAGAGCTTGCTGCCGTCGGGGCCATAAATGTCGTACCGGTAGGCCTGCCGCTGCACGTTCATTTCTTCAGACCATCCGAGAGCAAAAATTAATGCTGCCTGCGAGCGAGTGAGTAAATTTGATTTTAGTATTTCAGATTCATTTCCGGGAGGGCCTAGCCACGATTCGCTCGATGGAATGACTAGCGTGCGTTCATCCTTGTCCCACTCGGGTTCGTCGACACTACCGAACTCTATTTTAATAAACTCCCTCTTATCTGTACTATAGACGCCGAGACCGAGCCAGCCGGTGCCCTTCTTCTTTACCTTCTGATCGCCCGAAGCCCAACCTTTAAGATCTTCATATAGTTTCTCTGCTAAATCAAGTATTCTTTTATTAATCTTAGGTATGGAAGTCGACCCATCGGAGAAAAGATTAAGCGCTATGGAGATCGGGTTGGTTAGTTGTGCGTTCCTAGCGTCCTCCGGGCTTTTAAAGCCATAAGTTTCAAAATTGTAGAACGGTTCCACCGGACCAATTGTGCTTCTTCCAGTGCCTGCGCCGCTTTCTTGATAACGAACTACTTCACTATAACCATCTTTTTTATTACTGCGAGCCTCCTGCAAACAAAACGCAAATGCTCTACTAAATCTTAACTCGGATAATTCTTCAAGAGTACCTTTGGCGCGCTTCTTATCCCAATCTATTGCTGGAGGGAATGTTCTCGGCGGTGGGCCACGCCCAGCCGCGCGGTCGGCATCGGCATGTGTAAATACGGGGATCGTCATCCTCTACACTCCGTACGAGGCCAACGCGCGTTCTAGAGGCATTGGAATATAAATTAGTTCTCCAACTTTTACGTGCGCCTCGGTTGGTGTCTGGTTATACCAAGCAATAAGCCACCAATATTTAGGATTTTTATAATAGATGGCTGATAATTTATGATACCGATCTCCCGTTGCCCATACGTGCTGTATGGTTGACATATTGGCGGCCTCCTCTACGGTAGGGTAAGAAAGAATGGGGGTGTCATAATGTCTTATGAGGGGAACCCCTCTTTTGGCAAAATATTCAGTGTAGTGTTTGCTCTCATTCCGAAAAATGGTTCTGTCATCATATCGAGAAGTCATAGTTAGTCAAGCCCCAAAAGTCTGCGGCGAGTTTCGCGGCGCTCGGATTGCTGTGACTTTCCTATCTGCCGCATTGTCCTCCCCCGTTCGCTCAGGGACACACCTGCTTCTTGCAAAAACTCGCTGGTTTCTCGTCGGCTGGTTCGATGTTGGCTACGAAGAGAACCCATCTCCTCACGGATCCGTCGTGCATTTGCGCGTTGCTCGGCGGGGGATGGGGTTACTGTGTTATTTTCTGGGCAGCCGGCATTATAATTCCATCCGCGATTCCGTTCTAATGCCTGTCGGGTTTTGCGTCTTTGTTTTTGCCCGGGGTTGCCGGCCTGCTGTAATATCTGACGATTTGCTACCTGTTCTTCTTGCATTAAACGCCGCTGGCGCTGATTTTCGGAGGTGTTAATGGCAGAGTCTGGTATCCAGGGGCCCTCAGCGCACGGCTGGAAAGTGCCATCTGCCGGCGAGGCCATGGGGCCACCACCGGCATGCGGGAAATATGTGTCTTCGCCGCCAAAAGTATAAGTACCATTTGGTTTTCCCTCGGCATCGCTGCCTTCGACCCAGCCAGTAAGATGAGTGTGGATCACTTTCATATTGATATTAAGCTTTAATTGTTGAGGAAACAGGTCCAACCTCTCGCCAGATGGGCTATTAATAAAAAGGCCTGATTCAAAAACTGGCGAATAATTAAGGCCGTTTATAAAACCAACAAGGCCGCCGAAGGGACCCGAACTGACGAGGTTGACCCACTCCATCTCGATCAAGGGCGCCGTCTTTAAAGTGTTCGTAAAAGCCCGATCTCCGTCGACGTATACGGGATATAAAAATCTAGTTAGTTTGTCTACTTTTGCAGTATTATTAATGGCTTCGAACTTATTAGCCGCGACCACATCTAATTGCATAGTAAGATCTCTTTGTGTGCGCTGAAAAGTTACGAGGGGGTCCATGCGCCCGTAGGCGGTTTCTTCATTCCAGGTCGATTGAAAGTTATCAGTAAATTCATTCACCCAGGCAGTAAACTCTACTGTGTTTCCGGTGGCTATGTGTTTGAATTTAACTTTCCATATAGGATTTCCCGGATCTGCTATCAGACCAGGATTGCCTGTTTCTCTTGGATCTATTTGCGGCATTTTATTCTCCTAAATTATATAGTATTGTAACAAATTTAACTATAGCCCATCAAGAGCTTTCTTCTAAGTTCCGGGTGGTCTAGCGCGTCGCCGACAAATTTCGCGAACTCCCGGCCCTCGAGCTCTAATACTATCGGCTGGGGCGACCCGCCGGTTTGACTGCTGAGCGCGCCATTGAGCATATCCATTTGTTTTCCAAGAGCCTCCATAGAAGCGACCATCCTTTCTGTTGTGCCGGCCGGCGTTACTCGGGTGCCTGTTGGCATAGATGCCAACTCTGGGCCGTTCTCTCCAACTATTGCCAGTCCCGATGACGGCGCTGCGGCTCGGCCGGTGATCATTCTGCCGAGCCGGGAGCCCAGGGTGCCCCTGAATGGTCGACTAACAATACGACCAATAACGCCGCCGGCTGCCATTTGTTCGATTTCACCAGAGGCTGCGATGTCCTCTCTAAACTCCGCGGCCTTGGCGCGTCCTTTCCTGACCGACTCGCCGGCTCTGCCGCCATACTCCTCTTTGATTTCGACCAGCTTCGAGCGTGCAAACAATCCCGCGCCGCCAATGCCGGCCATTTTAAGGCCGGCCATGATCATCGGCACGCCGATGGCGACTCCGACACCCGTCGCTATGAGAATGCCGCCAGCAATTGCGAGCAAAACCCCAAGACCGAGCGTCCACCCCATAACCGTCTTGTACAAAGAATCCAACTTCTCCTTAAATACACCACTTGACAGGTTTATCTGCCCTAGGCCGTGAATGAACGGAACAATAAATTCTTCTATTAGTGGCCGCATTCCGGTCAGGGCCGATTGGAACGCGAACTTAAGTTGATCGATTAAAGTTTGAGACTTTCTGGCCGCATCGGCCAATCTTTCTTGGGCCATTTGCTGCAGCACAAATTCTGATTTTGATCGGTTCATCATTCGCCTGGCCGTGTCGACATCAGTACCCATAGCCCTTGCTATGGCCATTTGTTCATAACGACCCAGTTGATCAAAATTAAGGCCGGCCTGTTCTGTAAGGTTTTGTAGTATCTCAATGCGTTCTTCGTCGGTGGCGTTTAACATATCGATTGAATTTAGGTAGGGGCCCCCCAAAATGGCATTCAAACGACCAACCGCTCGGCCGGCGCCTTCAAAAGTATCGAACTGCTCTGTGACTCCTAGGAGTTGATTGATTTCGAGACCGGTGCGCTTAGCCTGTTCTTGGAGGCCCTCAAATACTTCCATCATCTTACCGCCATATTTAGTAAGTTTCGGTGCGGTGGCGGCAAAATCTTGAGCAACCTTGCTAAAGGGCTGTCGAGTTGCATCTGCAACATCTTTAACATGTAAAAGCATGTCGCTGGCCGCAGTTTCGTGCAGGCCAAGAGACCTCATCGCTGTGTCCAATATTTTACCCGAAGTTTCTACTGAAACACCAAGCTCCGACATTAAGGCAACGTTGCCGGCTATTTCATTTCGCATGCCCGGGCTAATCTCTGTAAAGTCTGTAAATGTATTGTACAGGCCCGCGTACGCTTTTCCGGCGACGGCTGCTGTTACACCAGCGGCATGAAGTTTATCATTTAGAGAGGGTATTTCGGCTGCAAACTCATAAGAAGCGCCCGTTGATTTCATGAAACTAGACATTGCCTCATCTTGCTCAAACGCAAGCTTCAATATCTCGCTTCCCAATTTCATAACGCCGGCAGTGAGGAGTTCACTAATCTTTAAAAATCCAGCGCCTATGGTTTTTTTCCATTTTTTGCCGGCAAAAGCAGACTTTATAAACCCCTGAGTCAGGGCTTTTACGCCTTGGTCGGTTTTGTCGAAGGCTTCTAGAGTATTCAATAAATTATTGTTTATTCCAAAAATTGTATTTGCTAAACTTTTTCCTGCTTCGTTAAGCTCTTGTTCGGCGGCGGCGGCCTCCCTGGACGCTTCCGCGTGCCTTTCGAGCGCGTCGATGTCAGCGGCCAACGTGGCGACGCTGCCTGCCAGGGTGGCCGTGAGGGCAGCGATGGAGGCATCGAGAACCGCGGAGGATGTGCCGCCGGCGACGAGTTCCGCGCGGTGGGCCTTCATTACTTCAAGTCGTTGTTCTTCAAGGGCACGCTCGTCTTTAAGCCTTTTAATTCGCAACTCGAATGCGTCGACTTCTTTTTGCCTTAGCTTGTATAAATCTTCACCTTCACTTCGAAGGCGGGCCGTTTGGCGCCCAAGATCGGTCTGCGCCTTTATGGTGTTTCTCAGGGCTCTCTCTAGAGCCTCCTGTTGGACTATTTCTCTTTTTGTTTTATCTGTGGGCATGAGTTATTCCCCTAGTTGGCAAAGGGCCAACGAATGCCGGTTTGCTTTTCAAACTCTTCAACTGCCCTGTTTAGAGAATGTCGGGTGGCTAAGGTTTTTGGATCGCTTAAGCCGTGCTCCATATAAGCAAGCATGTATTCCTTTTCGTTTCCAAGGGCCTCGGTAAAAGCGGCTACCTGTGCTGGAGTGCCAGATATTTTTACGCGAGGGGCCGCGCCAGGATCTGGGCAGGCCTCTTTAACCTTAACTGGAACCGTAGTGTCGCCAAATATATATCCCAGCAGCATCTTTGCGAGACTGCCGAAGGAAGAAAGAAAGCTTTCGTCGAGCTTATTCTTTTTTTTAATATTTAAATCTATTTTGATCGGTGCTAATTCATCTAACATCACAAACCCTCAGATTAACATAGTAATTAGTAATTTGATAGTAAAATGCTTTAACGGCCGAGCTTATGTTTGGTACTTCCTTTTTCGGACGCGTCTTTTTGTTTTTCAAATTCTTTTATGAGACGCTCCACAAACCACCGTCGCAGTTGTATAGGAAGATTATAGGCCTCAAAAAAACTCCAACCGCCGTGATGTTTTAGAACAAAGAGCTCTTCATAAACCGCTTCTAGATACTCATCGGTTAGGCCAAAAAAAGTCGGCGTTTAGAGGAACGCCGATACTCCCTTCATGCTCGCAGCTTGAGCACTCAAAATATTGATTTAAATCTAAATCCGGACTTACTTGTTCGTAAACGTTTCTGATGTGGACCGAGTCTTTAACTGGAAGGACGTCCAATAAGTTTTTAATAGATTCCGGATCCTCATGGCCGTTGACAGACACAATCAAAAGTTTTAATAAATCTGTCGTAGTGGTTTCGCGTACCTTCTTCTTACGCTTTCGTTCGCCGGCGGCTGTAAAAAGACGTTCCTCGTGGCCCGTCATTAGTTGAATTTCCACCTCGGCGCCGGTTTGTGGCAGTTTGATAAAATAAGTATTCTCTTCTGAGCGATAGACGCCATCCGGAATAGTGTTTTCGCGCGGAAGGATTGCATCTAAATCAAACTCAATTTGGGCGCGCTGTCGGCACTCCGGGCATGTCACCGATGTTTCATAGGCGGCGCCATATCCCGTGATGCGGGCCCCCACAATTAGAGCATTTTTATCTCCCATTAACAAATCATCTAATTTAATAGTCTTGTCTACCATTAGAGATTGTAAAAGCCGATCAATCGCCAGCCCCTTACGCAAAAGACTTTCAGAGGTAAGAATATCTTCCTCTTTGGCCGTCATGTGCTTTATTTCAATTGAAGATTTGCCGTGCAGTGCATGACCTTCCTCATAAAACTTTCCTTCACTTGGAAGATCGACGAACTCCGTAGGCACCACATATGAAAATATATCACTTTGTTGAGTGGCTGCGGGGGTCGGGGATGTGTCAGGAGAAGGGGCGCTTATTCGATCTTGATTTCTTCTTGAACTCACTTAAACCTCGTTTCTATACTAAATCATGGGCGGCGTAGAGTCGTATGTCGCCCAATCATACTTAATCGTAACGCTAACATTTAGGATATCGTCACCAGCATAATCTAGGTTACCAAATTTTGCGCCAGTTATAAAGGCATTTTTTAATCGCCATTCGCCAATGGTTTGTCCCTCTCCATCTAGTTGGCGACATATGACGTCTCCCAAAGCGTCCAGGGCGTTGGTCTTGTTGACGGTACCAACTGCTTGGCCCGCGGCCTGATACGCATCATATTGCTGATCGGGCTGCAAGTAACCGGACTGTGCCAGAGCATTCATTAACAAATCATTACCATCGGGATCGACCGCATTAACAATATCTACTGTGACCTCATCCCAAGTAACGGTGCCGGGATAATGATATTCATTACCCAAAAACCTATGTGTGGTAGAACTAACCGTATAGCCTGGAATAGTCATGGTTTTGGCTAAATACTGCTGATAAGATTTTCCATCTCTAGTAACGAGAGAGGAAAAATTAACTAAAAATCTATGTTGTCTCTTTGGTTCCGACGATGCTAAATTCCAAAATGCCATTCTCTGATAGTCTCCTTAAAATTACATAGTGGGGCGAATGAAATCACCCCTTTTATTAATCAACAAATGATGCCCCCGTTCTCGTAATGTTGAAGTCTAGAGCGATAAATTCTATTGCTCTGGTTGGCTTCAAGAAAATTTGTGCATACATAATATTTCTATCGACCAAATCCGGGGTAGTTGTCGACTCATCCAACACTAGTAGGTAGTCCGAAAGACCAAAGTTTGTCTTGACCTCATCTAGGAATGGAGTTACTTGGCCCACGAATCGGTCCCAGGTCTGCTTTACGTTGGGATCAAATAGTAATTGTGAAGCAATCTGAGAAATCCGCTTCTTGACAAAGATTAAGAGCCTTCGTACGTTGATTCTATCCAAAGCAGACGGGGTCACCTGTAATGTCTTCTGACCAAAGATAACAATACCTTCTGCGGGGAATTTGGCAATTGGGTTAATGTTAGCCTCGTAAAGATCATCACGCTGAGATCGCGTAAGTTTTTCAACAACGTTAACCACTGGGACGCCGGCGGCGCCGACTGTAAGGCCGCCGCGATTGAAGCCGGCTGGAGCAAACCAAACCTGACTCTTTCGTTGCGAACTTGAGAATGTCCCTAGGGCCGCCACTGAAGGAGGCACCCACAATTGGTTACCATTAATAGTATCTCTAATTTGTACCCACGGATAATAAGCGCAGCCGTAGCTAGAATTGATGCCGCGGTTCTTCAAATTGGTAATCGTGGTTGTTACGCTTCCAACACGGTCACTAAATGCATCCGTATTTTCCGTCGAAGGCTTGAAGCCACCCTTAAGATCAACAAGCGCTAACGCATCTGCTCGATCCTCACACGTATTTATAAGATGAGCAGTTAGGCCCTCTTGCCACACGCCTGGAATAGTGGCCACATTCATTTCTACAACCTCTGGATCGGCAACAGCGTCAATGGCCCGCTTAAGACTATAATATGGGCTCCAATTGAACTCCGTAGCGCTGGCATCCAAATCGGTATTGTTAAAGGGCTCGGAAGATTGAACATCAAGCCCATCAAAGCCGCCGTGCATCGGGACAGTGAATCGGTCAAAGCCTTCATCAAGTACCTGCTTCCAAGAACTTGAAAGAGCGGTCCAAGATTGGCCGGCTGCGCGTGTACCCAGTTCCCAACTAGCATTATTGGTGCCCGCATGTCTTACATCATCCAAAGAGAATGCGGTCGAGGCCTCGACTCCGCCGGCAGTTGAATTAAACTGATCGGTTTTTGATAGGCCGCCAAGCGCATGCAGGAGATCCAGATTGGACTCGTCGAAGCGAGTGTTTCCGGCCGAACGGCCCACCTGGAAGCCGAAGTAGGCGTCCGTGTAATTCCCCAGACCACCGAGCGAGGCGCTTGAGCGCATTGCGGGAGCCGGGAATTTAACTGAGGCGCTCAGGCCTAATTGTGCACCTTGTGTCACTGACGCGTTAGTATCGATGAGCGCATGTGTGAAGTAGGCGCCACTAACCTGTGCTACTGTTGGAACAGCCGCGCCATAAGCAGAACCAGACCCGAGGATCCAGCTATTTCCTATGGTGAAATCTCCCACCTTGCCAGAGTCTGAAACCCCTTCATCATTAATAGAAAGATTAGCATATTTAACCATCCCCAAGAAACCATATGGCAAGTAAGACTTGTCCGCGACGCCTAGATCTACATCTGAATTCATAGAAACACGAATGTATCTAGAAGCATTGTTATATTGACCGTATTCTCGGTACCTCTTGAGAGAATCGTCCCAAGCGCGATATCGATCGCCAATCTTGCGTGCAATATAGTTCAGCGAATTCGGGTTTAAGTTACAATTATTAAACTGTTCTAGAACCTCAACAACATTATCTGAGTCTTTTAGGCGTCGGACCACGACCGCAAAAGAACCATACGGATCGAAGTCGTTGGAGGGTGCCTTGACGTCCTGAATAGAAATTTTAATATTCCGACTAGTCCACGCACCAGGCTCATCAAGAGCAACAAGTTTAAATAATTTTTGCATATTAGTAGGATTATAATTTGTATAATCTGTCGTCAAATCCTGAGAAATAATCCACGGAGTCTCCGCTTCAACTACCGGAATCTGGAAATCACCGCCATTGGCGGCACTTCCAGACGCCATTGGAAGCAGACATGCATAATAATCATTTCCGGAAGCGGCCGAAACCGTGTCTGAGAGGTGACGATCAAAAGTTTCCCCAAGCCAATACTTAATTGGTGTAGCGGTCGTTTGTGAATTTGCGAGTTGTGGATTTGTATTAAACACCTTTCGGATATAACGCTCCGAAGTGGTATTAAAGTTAAAGCTCGAGGTTAACGCCGAACTTCCCTTATAGTTTTCAATATGCAACTTAAACTCATATCCGGTACCGCTAGATACTGACTTAACTAGGGCCGCAGAACCAACAACCGGACTCGCAGTACCGGCCAAATTACCACTCAGCGCCAGTGCTGGCTTATTGGAGTCTTGGCCTGTAACATAAAAAATTGCCGCCAGGGCTCCGGTGAGTGCCACCCCTGCCGCGGTACTTTGGCCTCCCTGCATTTGATTGGGAATCGAAATTTTCCCACTCCCGTCGGTCACTTCCTGAATATAAGTACCATTACCCCTGGTGCCCAGGCGCAAGGAGAATGTACCACCTCCCGCGGTGCCACCGGTGGATGCGGTTATATTTACGAGACCGGCGGGGCCGGCGCTGGCCGAATAAAACTCTGCCATAGAAGAAGAGGCTATAGCGCCTGAAATAAAGATGCCTTGTTGCGCAGCCGTAGCACCCAGCTGAACCCAGGCGTAGCCAGCAGTTTGCGATCCCGAAGTGGAATGTACGGAGAAGCCGCGGGTCTGGGTCACCTCTCCCCCGGTTGAGGCAGACAGGGCGAATTTGTCGTTGGTGTCAAGTCCAGCATTAACTAACAAACTCCCCGAAGCCGCTATAGCACTAGTGGCAGCAATCGATGAAGAGTTAAAGATAAAAAGTCCATAGGCGCCTTGTCCAGAAGTTGAGTCCGCTACGGCAACCTTCCAGCCTGCTTTTCCAGCAGAAGTGGCATCGGAGCTTTCAGCACCCAACAGGCGTACGTACGTTAAAGGAGCACTGTTTCTAAGATATGCCTGCGCGGCGTAGGGGCCATACGTTGGGCCCACTCTGTTTCCGTCTCGCCAAACATCATCACCCGAGGCGCCCGGGACCGGAGGGCCGAAAACACCAACAAATTCTGAAAATGAATTAACCGTAACGGGCCTTAATCCGGGGCCCTGGACGCTGCGTCCGATGACGACCGGTCCGATGCCGGCAGGAGATGCCGGAAGCTGGGAGTTGTCGATTTCGTTGACAAAAACCCCAGGCGAAACAAATCTAAACTTCTTAACTGCCATTATTGGAGTACTCCTTGTTGTATTAAACCATAACCTAGGTTATTTATCACTATTAAATAGTCCAATTGTAAGCCAAAGGTCTTATTCTCTGTAAAAACCTCGACTATCAATATTCTCGGGTATGTCGCCCACCACTACGTGTTCTCTGGCAAACCGAAATTCAACTGCATTTTGGCGCTTTACGATCTTTGGCCTCTCTTGGTTGGGGCCTTCGCCGATTAAATATCCCAAAACATTTGCCGTAATAACTGTTTCATAATTTCTGTGAGTCATTTCTAAGTCGCCAGTATTGCTGTTGTTCGCATAGTTTCCATCAAAAAATACCTCAAATTTGTGATTATCCCTCTCAATTCTGGGGGGCATTGTGCTGTTCCCTGCAACAGTTACCCATGGTTGAATAAGATCGTTCATTTGCTGCTGATATTCTGTCCGCAAACTAACTTCGTATGAAACAGTCACCCAGGTCGGCAACGGTATTGTAATGGTTTCAAATACGTTTTTACCGGCCGTCTGATTTCTTTTATTAGTAGCGTGCATATAAGATCTGGCGCCAGATGGCCCATATCGTCGATTGGCCAAGTTGTTTTGGAACTCTGAAGTTTTTTTCTGATTGAGCTTTCTTGCAATGGTAATGGTTCCGCCCTTCTCGTCGTTTTCGGGCATAATATTGGCCCATGGAAGTCCGCGTTTGTTAGCCTCTTTAACAACTGACTTTCTTTCAACAACCACAAGGGGCAAAACCAGACTCGAATCCGAATCTCTTATTTCTTTATTATGCTTAATTTGATAAGAGCGCTCAGCAGAAGCCCATATAATAGGTGCCTTCTTAAAGCCCTCGTTTGAAGTGGTAAAAAGATTCATTTTTTCGTTGATAAAATCATAAAAAGCATAATCAATTGTTTCCAGGGTCGACGGCATAAATGTTATCTCCTGTACGCGCCCTTCGGTTTCTGAATCACTCATATGTTCGAAGCGGTCAGCAAATTTATTTTGCAGCTGTTTTTGATTCTTTTTAACTGCCATCGTTTATACCCCTAAAAGTGCCGCGGCGCGCTCTTATACAGTCGGCCGTTATTTGAAATTTATGATCCACTTGTCCAAAATAGTATTTTGTATCGTTATAAGTATTAGCTATCTCATATAGAAGATCTCCGTACTGAACGAAGTCTCCTACGCGTACAAAAAGGTTTTGATCCTCAACAAGGCGACGACGATGAAAATTGACCGTCAACTTGCTCTTGTATTCGTAACTATATTTGTCATTTGTTTGTTCATTTTCAACCGTGACATATGCATATACACGCACGGGGGGCAAAAATGTCTTATTAACGGCTTCGCCATAAAGAGAGTGAAAATTAGTCGCCTCTAAATCAATTGGATAATAAAGAACAGTTTGCCCTATAACGCGCTCTACTAATTCATCATTGACTTGCTTAACAAGGTCTCGCTCCTTCTTCCCAAAAAACATGGGTGATGGAGGAGCAGCCGGCTGAGACCATTTGTTGTCTGGATTTCCCATCTATCTACCCTACGTAGATGCCTGTCGGCACATCGGCCAAAACTTTTTCAGCATTATCTGATATTGTCCCGTCAGTTTCTGCCAGTTTAGAATATGTAAGTTCATCGAACGTTTCCTTAAGCTCATTTCTGAGGGCATCTTGTTCTGCTTTTGCTTGCGACAATAGGTCACTATAATTTAATGTGATAGATTCGCCTGGTATAGGAACAGTATTAAACTTTCCTCTAATTTGACCTAACATTTCCTTCGTAAGGGCCAAAGCAAATCTTCGAATCCACTGCTTGCCAATAGAGTTGACACTGTCATACGCTATATTTTGAAAAGGCAGCGTATTCATGTTATTAATGCCTTTAACTCCCGACAATCTGTCGCCACCGGAGTCATCCCATGGGTCCGTTTCAATAGTAAATTGAATCCAAAATTTTTCCGGGCTGTTGTTTGCGGGGGTTGGGTGTATCCTCAGCATATTGTTTTTAATTTCATAAGACCAGTGAGACACTCTTGTATTTAAAGCGTCTTCATAGGCCATTGACTGAAGTTTGTTCTGCCAAACTGGCACAATATCAAACGTTGAATCATCAGCATATTGCCCATAAGTTCTTAAATTGCCAACAGCACTGAAGCCACCATAATATCCATAAAACCTCCACATCGCGTTCGGAGTTTTATAATACATTCTGCGAACTGTAATTTTCTTATTCCCCACGTTGCCATAGTATGGTACCGTAGCGTCTGTAGCGGCAGAGGATGAAATAAGGTTCTGTAAATCATAATCTGCCTGGTTATTCACTTTTGTTATAGAACCGGAATATATATACTCAGTTCCGCCAATATTACTTTCTGTCGATATTTGATCCCCCACGCGCCTTATATAGCCGTAGTCAAATTTGGGATATCTTAATTCTACCTTTGATCCAGAAAGAGCATGACCACTAGTGATTTGTCCGTCTTGGTCAAAAGAGGCGGTCGTGTGTCCTAGAAAACTAGAAAGCGAATTCTTTGACTGGTGCACATTCACAATATAAGAATACTCCAGACACGCCTCTTCGTAGGCGGCATACACATTTCCCGCTGTCAATTCAATGTCCAGCACGTCACCGCCTAGTTTTTTATATGTATATGCAACTTGATCTGCTGCGCCGGCGTGAAATGCTGTCGATTCGTAAACACCAAAAGGCAGCAATGCTGCAACATCGCCGGCAGTTCCGGCAGACGGCAAAATATTAGAGTTGCTGGTGGAGGCTGGATTTAATTTTGGTAGGGCCATCGAAGTACCTCGTTGTTAAGTAGTCGTACTACTATAAATAGAAAGCCCCGTCTCAAAAGAGACGGGGCTTTAACTATTTTGACCTTACGTCAGTTATGGCTAGATTAAGTCTTGAACGACAACTAGTCCATACATATCGGGACGTACCATCTTCTTGGCATATCGGGTCATGACTCCCTTACGGGGCACGAAATCCTCTACACCGAAGATCGTAGGTGTGGTCTGCAGCGGGACATAGGGAGCGTAAACATAGCCGCTCTCTAGGAAACTGCCGCCTCGGCGACCCACAAGCACTAGGCTACGTGGGAAGTAAGGATCGACATAAATATCCCACTTCTTGGAAAGACTACCAGTCTTAACAGTACCAACCGTTCCGCGATCACTATCAGCGGTCACGTTAGCGCGGAAACCAGCCGTAAACTCAAGGATGTTGGCAACTTCAGGTCCGCAGACAATAAAGTTAGCACCACCCCGCAAGGTCTTACGGTGGATCTGGGCAGAAACATCGTTGATTGTCTCAACGAGAGTCTCGTACCACTCGCTCACATTACCAGTGAAGTCCGGAGTAACGGTACTGGCACCAATTTCCTTACCGGTTTGCCGGTTAAGGAATCGACCAGCCGCGCGGCTCCAGTAACGAAGACCAGCGGTTGCACCCCGTACAAGATCCTCAAGGATCTCACGATCAATTTCAAGGGCAATCTGCTCAGATAGAATCTGAGTAAGCTCGACCTCGGCATCCAGGTTGTGATAGGCATTAAGATCCTGTCCCAACTCCGGAGTCCACTTGGCCTTGAGCTTCTTGGTTACTGCCGTGACGGCAATACTATCGACCTTGATGTCGATCTCGGGAATGTTAGGCTCGTTTTCCAGCCCCCACTCGGAACTACCCTTGACGGCGCCCAATGCATCGGCTGCATCAAAGTCGTCAGTTTCTGGGAAAGTCCAGGTGTTTGCACTGGCCATACCACCCGAGAGTGCCTGCTTAATTTGCTCAACACTGCGAGTACCTGCTCGGTCGACGAAAGTCATCAACAGGTTAGTGGAACCGCGATCGTTGACCGGGCCACCCTTCGACGCAGAACCATACATAGTAAGTCGACGAACAAGACGAAGGTCTGAATCGGCAAGGTTACCTGAAACGGCTAGCTCGCCCACTCCGCCGTCGCCGGCGCCGGACACTTGAATACCTACCAGGTTATCCTTGTTTAGTCGCGAACCTTCCTGATTAAACGAACTGAACGCGAGCTCTGCCACAACTATATTTGTAGAACCAGAGATAAAATCTGGATCATCCTGAGTTAGCGAAACAAGAGTACTAACATTGTCAAGAGAAATCCCTCGACTACCGGTAGTATCTAGAACGCCAGCAGTGCCCGAAGCAACAAAGCGCCAAGTGGCGCCTGCAGAAGCAAGCCCCGCGATAGTGTTGATGCTCGCCGTCGGAGATGAGTAGCCGTTATTCAACGAATACGGACCCGCTTCGGGATTATTTCCCGTCGCTAGGTCAACACCACCGGTGATCTGAGAACCAACGCGGCCGCCACCGAAGAGTGACTGCTCAACTACGTTACCCAGGCGGTAACTTTGACTACCAGTCCCACCACCGGAATCCGGGGAGAACCTGAAGTCAAGGAAAAAGATCAGGCCAGAGGGCAAACTCATGGGCTGAACGCTAACGAGATCGTTAGCAATTAGGTTGCCGAATACTCGACGAACCAGGGGGAAAGCAACAGCAGCAAAACCTTCAACGTCGCCAACTTGCATGCTGGACGCCTCACGGAGTAGTTCCTTTGCTTGATTTTCAAGCAGTGAAGCCATTCCGTTGCGAAGGTGGTCGCTATCTAAACCCTCTAGAAGACCGGTCTTTTCCCACTTGGAAATAAGAGCGTCACCCTCCTTAGAGAGGTCTCGATTAATGATGCCCTCGGTTAATTTCTGAACAATAGACATTTTTTTATATACCTCCTAAAAATTATTGTTTCAATCCTGCCAAACGTAACATTCGATCCAAATTTGGATCAACAGTAGTAGAAGCGTCTTTGCCTCTATAATCGGTTGAACTTAGAAGCATGGAAGTTGTGGGTCTGCTGACGGCTTCGCGAAGTGATTCTGTACGGCGTGCCCTACGGCTGCCCACTGCGCTTTGAAGTGTCTCAAACAACATCTTCGTCTCTTCTACTGAACTGGCGTTACGAACAGCTTCGACAATCTTTTCTTTTTGTCGCTCATTCAAGGAGGCGCTATTCAAAGCCTTATTTTGATATAGAAGTTTGGCGTTTTCTAATATCAAAAGATTTAGTTGATCTTTTGCTTCTCCAAGCAAAGACCTTAGATCATGAACCTCGGTGTTGAGGTTGCTGATCTGTGATTCATAAA